AGCACGTTGAGAAACTACAAGGGCCTTTCTTATCTTTCGTGGCCTTTTGCTTTTCGTTATCTCAAAGAGAAGTTTCCTTCCCTGTATGTTTCGTTTGAGGAGCAGCAAAAGGGCTGGCCTGTATTTGGCCAGGAAGGCTGTTGGCTCCTGCGTCCTTTCCTTACGGACGGCGTGAAACGCACTCCAGCGCTTGTCTTTCCATTGATGGACAATCGCCACAATGCGTTGAAGCAACTCGATGCTCGTGCCGTTAGCGACAACATTCAACGCGCTTCTGTGAAGTGCATTGCAACGTTCACTGGCCTTGGTCTTAAGCTTTATGCCGGTGAAGACATCCCAAAGGAAGAAGACGCAGCGAAGCCTGCTCCTGCGGCCAAGAAGACTGCACCTTCCTCCAAGGAGGCTACTGGTGGCACTTTTAATGAACGTGGCACTTCTAACGAACGTGGCACTTCTAGTGAACGTGGCACTTCTAATGAACCTGGCGCTTCTAGCGCTGAAACGAGTTTCGATGGAAAGGCAGAATTGCTTGCATTCTGCAAAGCCAATCCTTTGCTCTTCCCTGATGAACGCAGCAGCATGAAAGCAGGTAAGGCAGCCCTTGAGAATGTTGGCCTCTCCAAAGGCGACGACATCAAGGACAACGCAATGTTTGCCAATGTTGTCTCAACTCTTGTCACAACATGGGCTAAGGACAATGGCGTGAAGTTCTCGAAAGAAGAAACTTCCTCCACCATTGAAAAAATCCGTTCGTCTTGTGATGACGGAGCAAAAGGCGCCATTGAAGCCGTGATGGAAGTTGTGGCGTCAAAAAAGTAGACGTGGCTGCTGCAGTGCTCGCAATGAAATTTGCGGGCACTGTTATTGAATACGACGGAAGTATTTAATAGAGCTATGGCCTGTCTTGATCTTTGTTTAGAGTCCCTCATGCCTTCCTTTGAACATTACGAACCAAATCGCATTGCCTTGAATGGCAAACGTCATTATCAGTGCAATGGATTTCCAAATGTACCAGAAGGCATGCTTCTTCCTTCTGTGACAACAGTATTATCCTCCATGGCGCCAGTGTCAAAAATCATGGCATTAATGAATTGGCGAAAACGAGTGGGGCCAGATGAAGCCAATCGTCGCACAAGACTTGCTGCAAATCGTGGAACTTGGCTTCATACAGTTATTGAAGATTGGTTCAATGGAGAAGACATTGAACATCATCTCGATAGTGCCCCTGATTGGCGTCCTTACTACGATGCTGCCCTGCCCTTTCTTGACACCATTGAATCACCAGTGTTAGTCGAAAGCGCTGTTGCATGGTGGCAGGAAGAAGAAGCTATTGGCTATTCAGGCACGTTAGATATGTTGGCTCAAATGAGCAATGGAACAGTCGCATTGGTGGATTGGAAAACAAGCTTCAAAGTGAAGCCTGATTATCAACTGGCAGATTACAAACGGCAACTTGGGGCTTATTCCATGGCAGCGCAACAAATGTTTGACATTCCCATTGAAGAAGCTTGGTGCGTGATTGCTTGCTACGACCCAGAACAAGACGAAAGCGAGCCGGACCTTCAACTTGTCCACCTCGACGCCTTTGAGCTGTTCAGCCAGCAAGGCATCATGATCGACACTGTGAAGAGATATTTCGTGGATCATTATCCTGGCAGCAAGGCATTTGCTCTGACCATGGACAGGGGCTGACAACAGCGCTTATAGCTGGTAAGATATGGGTGCCCAACAGGGCTCCATTACTCCACAGGAGAAACACCATGGCCAATAGGCCCCCAATCACTGCCGCCATCGATCTCACACCCGATGTGCTCAACGCCCTCAAGCAAGCAGGCCCCAATGATCGCGGTAACTACAGTCTCGATATGGCTGTATGGCCCAACACTAAGCGCTCCTCTGATCGTGCTCCCAATTTCACTGGTAGCGTGAAAGTTAAGGGCGCTGATCGCGAAGCGCCGAAAGGCTATGCTTCCGTCTGGCAGAACGAACAAGAAGACGTTTTCTGATCAGGAGGAGAGGGGACTTACGGCCCCTTTTAAAACTATGGAATTCCTTGACTATCAAACCGAATCACGTCGCACTGCCATCTATCCCGATGCAGGCAACAACATGGCCTATCCCGTGCTTGGCCTTTGTGGTGAAGCAGGGGAAGTGGCGGAGAAAGTGAAGAAAGTAATGCGCGATAAAGGCGGTTACTTTGATCACGAAAGCCGAGCCGCAATCAAGAAAGAACTTGGTGATGTGTTGTGGTACGTTGCCCAAATCGCATCGGAACTCAACTTCGATATGAATGAAGTTGCTCAGTCCAATCTTGATAAGCTTCATGATCGCATGAAGCGCGGTAAGATTAAGGGCGATGGAGATAATCGTTAGGATAGTGCTAATTGCATTGTCCTCGTGAGTGCTCTAGAAGATCAGTTTCTCAAGCTTTGGAAATCAAAGTATCGCTCCATTCCATTGGAACGTGAATACAGCGACATCGAAGCATGGGAAACTGACTATCTAGAACGCAAAAAAGCTAAGCCTCGTTCACGTCGTTATCGTTTAGATTTTGCTCACCCCGAAACTCGCACTGGCATTGAAATTCAAGGCGCTGTTTATTCAGGCGGTCGTCATGTTCGTGGTAGTGGTTACGAGCGTGATTGCCGTAAATACAACATTGCTTACACCAGTGGTTGGACGATTTTCCTCCTCACTTCTGCCATGGCCAAAGACGCCACTTGGCACGCGATGATTGCTTCCCATATTGCTTCTCGATCAACTCAGCAGCCTCCGCAACAATAGCTTCTGCCGCTTGGAGATCATTATCACGTTGCGCTAAAGCTTGACGCAATTGAATGTTCTCTAGGATCAATGATTGACTAGCGGTTTGAATGCCACTCCAGCCAACGAGAAGATTCGTGGCAACTTCCTTAAGGCTTTTGATATTGTCGCATTCCTCAATTGCTTTCTTGTGGACTGTCAACGCAAACTCGCGTTCAGTTGAATGTTCAAATGGTCCCATAGCAGCAACAACGCTCTTTCCATTGTAATCTCTTAGTTCAACTGGCAGTACGAATTGCATAATTTTTTGTGTCGTATTTCCTCCATGGTAGGAACTACTGCAAGAAAACTATGGAAGGAAAGCCGAAAAAGCTTGTTACGGCTAGCCGCATGCAGTATGATGAGGCAGCGATTCTCTTTCCATGGCGGGTTTTGTTGATCCATTGAACGACGGCCAAAGCAAGCTTTTGCTAGTTGATTCAATGGGAAACAGTCTTTCAGTTGTTAATGACGCGAGGCAATCATTCGATGCAAACAGCGAAAGCTTTTCAGATCGTGATCGTAAGCTTCTTAATTACCTGGCTAAGCATAAGCACACTTCTCCTTTTCGGGGCGTGGTCTTCAAATGGTATGTGAAGACTCCATTGTTTGTAGCAAGGCAATGGTGGAAGCATGTTGTGGCATCATCGTATGTTGATGAGCAACTGGGTTGGAACGAAAAAAGCTTCAGGTATTGCTCGGCTGAGGAAGTTGAGTTCTATATGCCTGGTCAGTTCTTTCAGCAATCGGAAAATAACCGTCAAGCTTCTGGAGGGCCTGTAGGAACACGCACGCAGCAACTGGCCTCCAATGTCTATCTCGACACCATTGACACGGCTCGCAACGCTTACAGGGAGCTTCTGGCGATGGGGATCAGCAAAGAGCAAGCGCGTGGCATTTTGCCAACGTGCATGTACGTCAGCTTTATCTGGACTTGCAGCCTTCAAGCGCTGCTGCATTTCATTTCTCTGCGGCGCGGAGAAGGGGCTCAGAGTGAGATCAGGGCCTATGCTGATGCCTTGCTCCAGTTAGGCCGTCCCGTGGCTCCTGAAGCCTTCCAGGCTTTTGAAAACAACAACTACGATTTCTGATCATGGATCCAGTCAACCATCCCTCTCACTATCAAGGCTCAAACGGCATTGAAACTATTGAATGCATTGAAGCTGCAATGAGCAAAGAAGCCTTTAAGGGCTACGTTCAAGGCAACGTCATTAAATATGTTATGCGTTATGAACGCAAAAAT